TCTTCGATTTGTTCTTCAATTTGATTAACTCTATCGAATAATCTTGCTTCAAAAATTGTAGCTGCTTTTTGTTTAAATTCTTCTGAGATTGTTGAATCATCAGCAAACAGGGCGTCAATATCTTCGGTAATATCAACTGTTTGTTCCTCTTCTGAAACAATTTCTTCATCAGAAACTTCTGTTTGTTCACGTTTTACTCTATTCTGTGTATCTGGTGAAGCAGCAGATGGTTTTGTTGTTGGTGCTGTTGCTGACTTAGCAGCTTTTGTAGCATCAATTTTCTCTGAATCATCAGTCGGCTTTGAATTTTGTGGTGTTGGACCACCTAAATCAACTGCGTCTGACCCAGGCATTTTTGCCATAGGCATAGCATTCTTTCCTTTTGTACCAGAAAGAATCTCAGCCGCAGCCTCAAAAAGTTTATTGTGTGCCATTAGTAAATCTCCTTTTGTTTATTTATTTATAATAATTAAAGTTTTGATATAAAATTTTCAAATAGTTTTACTGCGACTTCTTCTATTTGTTTTGCTGAGGCTCTTTTAATTTGTTTTTTACTGTAATCAATGTCGCTCTCTACGAAACGACCTTCAACAAATAGCCACTCTTTTCCTTCCATAATACCATTTACAAATGCTCCTGGTGCAGATGGGTCTGCAACGATATCCGCAGCAGTTGCCAATCTGAAATCATCTTGAACTACATTGATGCCCTCATCATTGGGCACTAATGAACCTAAACCCCGTGATGAAACACCAACACTTACACCAGAATCAATGAAATTTTTAACAATGTTTCCATATGGAGTATCTAAAATCATTGCTTTACCCATAAAAACGTTCCCATCTTGCACTAAACTAACAATTTTGTGGGAAACTCTTTCCAAATTTATAGTAGGAGTGTCTGGATGTCCAAGTTCTCCTAAAGCACGATTAGTTTTAATATATTCTTCATTATAACGTTCGACTTCTCTCTTTAAAGTATCCACTCTATAGAATCGTCTATTTTTGTTTGGTTCATTCGCAACCAAAAATCTTCCCTCAATGAACAGAGATTTTTTACCTTGTTCATTCGACTCGGTTAAGTATTTTACCGTTTCTATGTTTTCTCTGATTAGTTTCATTTTATTCCAGGTTTGTTGAATATGTAGCGGATTTTGTTAATTGTATAATCAATGTTCCACCTGCGCCACTATTTGTTACGAAAATGTTTGAAGATGAACCATTTGCTATTGCAATATCGCTTTGCGTGAATGGTAGATAGTTACTGCCCTCTAAATCCAGGACTAGATTACCTGTTGCATCATTACCCCTATAAATTTTCCAAAATCCATCTGTTGAAGCTATGACAGTAGCTATAGTTGCACTTGATATGGTTTCAAGAGATGTGTTTGTTGATAAATCACTCAGATTGATGCGAGTGGAAGTATTTCCTGTTAACCGAATAACAGACTTTGAGCGGATAGAATTTATGATTTCGTATGGCATTTTACTTTATTCCCATTGATTTGCGGCGGCGCAGAGACATTGTTCTTCTCATTAACGTTCTTTTTAATTTTGCGCGACCCTTTGTTTTCCAATATCTTTTTAATTTTCTCGTTTTCTGAATTCTTTGTATTGCAGGAATTCTCTTAATCGTATTACCCGAAACTCTGTATCCTTTTACCGCAGATTTTCTCACATTTTTCTGAACAACAATCTTACCCTTTTTGTTTCTTCTGATGCGCCTTCTAATCTTTCTGATTCTACCCATCTTGATAATATTTGAAGATGCTTCATCTATTGCTTCAAATGAATCTTCGGCAACATATCGTTTTTGTTGCTCAATTAATTTAGCTGCTATACTATTTAGCTTTTCATAAATTAAGTCTTTTGCCTCTATCAAATTTTCTTTGACTAATAGTTCTATTAGATTCATTTTACGTGCTTAAATGCGAAACCCGATGCTTTTGCAAAGTGTTCAGGACTCTTATGAACCATATCTGCAAACTTTTTCTTGTTATCATCATTCAATGCACCATGCACTTGTGTCAATGCTGATGCAGTATATCCATCAACTTTTCTTGTTTTACCGTTTCCAAACTTAACTGACTGTGCTTGTTTGTTTGCAACAATCTTATGTAACTGGTCCATTACAGCTTCTTCTATTTGTTCCGCTTGGATATTAGCATCTATAGATTTGTCTGTTGAATAAGGTATTGTGAAATATTTCTTTATCTTATCGTTATAGTATAAAGCTATTTTAGTGTCATTTGGATATAATCTAATGGCTTTTCTTCTCAAAACTAAAGTAAATGGTAAATCTCCATGAACTTCATCTGCTTCAATTAATTGACAATCTTCATTCAATTCATCGCCAATCTTAAATCTATGTGTATTAATGCTCTGTTGAACTTCATCAACACTTTCCTCTTGAACTGCGCGACGAGTTTGTTGAAAGATTTGTTTATTATTTGAAAGCAAGTCTACCATCTTATTGAAAAGATTTTGGAGAATCATTCTATCAGCGTTATTGAAAACTGGACGTTCTTCGCCCATCTTATCTAAAATTTTATGTATTCGTTGTAACTGCGCTTTGTTAGCTAAACCAGCACGAACGAGTGCATCAAATTTAGAGTAATCTGATTTTTCTTCTTCTACAATATGTTTAAAATTGTGTAGCGTTTTCATTATTCTGTATCTGTAATTTCTGTATTGGTTTCGTTACCAGTAAATAATGTTGATGCTAAATCTTGTTTTCTACCATCAAGTGCGTCAAATGCTTTTGTTGAAAGCAATTCTTCGATAGATGATTTTGCAGCAATACTATCACCTTGTCCAACGTAGTCAATGAAATTTCTTATGGCGTCCATTATATCTCCTATCTCTTATTTATAAGTTTTGAAAGAGTTGAAACTTTTTTATCTAATTCAGGTGTTGCTGTTTCAGTAGAATCATTATCTGAAAAATTATCAACAGGAGGATATTCCTCAGGTGTAGCTTCAGGTGGTTGTTGATTGTCGTCCTGTATTGGTTGTCCATCAGGTCCAACTGGAGCAACTTCTGGTTCTGAATCAATCTGTTTTTGCATTTCGACAATTTCTTCATCAGATTGACGCAATACATTTTTCTTTATCCATTCTTGTGAGTAATACTTACCTACATATGGTTCCATCAAAGCAACAAGTTGTATTCTCTGCTGTAATAATTCAGCTTCTTTTAATTCTGTAAAATTATTATCTTTTTTGTAGTCATAATATATGTATTCTTTAAATTCATTCCATTCTTCGATAGAACAAACACCTTTCATTGCCAATTGTGTGCCCATTGCAATATCAAAAATCTGTGAGAATTTATTGCGAAGTTTGACTACGAATTTGTTGAAACGCAATTCATCCCTAGTAACCTCAGTAGTTCTACCTAGACCCATCATTCCACCACCGCCGGATTGTTGGTCTAGTCTTGAAACAGGAACGTTCAATGATTGCAGTAGCTTTTTCTGAAAATACAGAACATCGTCCATTTGTCCTAAATTTTGACCAGCAGGTAATGTTGTGATTTCAGTTCCTTTGCCACCTTCGCGTCTTGGTAACCAAAAATCTTCTAACATAGACATGTGCTTTCTATCATCACGAAGTTCGCCTGTCTGTGCATCATAAACCATTTTATTACGATACTTTGTCATAACATCACGGAGATATTGTTCAGCTTTACCTTTTGGTAAATTACCTACGTCGATGTAAAATATTCTACGTTCGGGTGCTCTTGAAATTCTGTAAATAACAACCGCGTCCTCTATCATTCTTAACTGATTCAGTGGCTTAATTGCTTTATGCAAGTATGAAATAACAAAAGTATTTTTTGCATCCATCAAGCCAGAATTAACGTTCAAAATACTCTCAGGTGAAATCCTTAGACCGTAATTGACACCTGCTGTGTAACTCTGTGTTGTTGTTCCCCTGTCATTATATACGTAGTATTCCGCAATAGACTCTATCAATTCTGCATTTGTTTTAGGGTCTCTTGCTTTTTTGATTTCCCTAACTTTTCTTATTTTGCGGGGGTCAATATAACGAAGTTCTTTAATGCCATCCTTTGGCTTAGTTTCATCAACTACAACCTGGAAATATATTCTACCATCTATGTACCAGCGTTTAAATAAATCGTCGCCAATATTGTTGAAGTTCAACATTTTAAGAATATTGTTGAATTCTTCTGTAATCTTTTTCTTGATATTTGCTGACTGTTTTAGTTTGTCCATAACAATACTGACAATCTCACCATCAGTATCATGTGTTATAGCTTCATTGACTATCTCATTTACTGCCATTTCACATTCAGGATGATTGGACATTTCACGATAACGTGAGATTAGTTCCAGTTCATTGCGAACAGAACCTTCTAAATCGACATATGTGCCATAGTGAGCATTCTGAGTGATAGTAACAGCACCATCATCAAGTGTCTGATTAGGAGGCGTAAAAGATGGTTGCTCAGGTTTTTGTGCCTGAACGATATCTTTGTTACCTAATGTAAAACCAAAAAGTTTTATTGCCACAGATTATGTCCTTTTGTTCATTATAAAATATTAGTGGCACCTATAAAGAAAACATATAGGCACCACTAATTACTTATACTACTAAATCGTCAGCGGATTCCCACCATTGGTATGACAAGGTTACTGAAAATTCTTCAATAGTGTCATTTGCGCCCCAATCTAAATCAATTGGAGTAACATCAGTAGGAAACACACCAACAAATTTATACTTTTTGATTGCGTTACCACTTTTACCATATTGACGAACTTCTGCATCAGTTGTATAACTCAACGGAGTTTGTGCAGCAGGTGTTCGCACATTTAAGTTGTGGCTGTTAAGACCATTTAACCAACGCTCAAAAGCATTGCGTATGATAAAATCTTCATCATTGATGATTGTTATTGACCAATCGGCAAATGTTCTGTTACCTGCAAATTTCAATTCACGTCCAAAATATTGAACAGGAACTGCATTTACTGTTGAACCGGGTAACTGTGCTGTCTTACACATAAAACTCATTTTAGTTTGTGCATTTCCTGGCAATGAAAAAGCCGGAAAAGGAAGCGCGACCTCAAAAAGATTTGGTCTTGCTCCATCGCCCACCATTTGAGAGCGGAATTCGTTTACATTAAATGCCATTTATATTCTCCTATCTCTCTATTTATTAGATTGAACCAACAATTTCATCAAATGATACACCAGTTCTAACCGCAACAAAGTTCAATTGGATGTAATTAATTGAACGTGCTGGCTTAATATAGATATCGCCGATAAACTCGTTTCTATCTATCACTTCTGGAGTATTATTTGTTGTATCACAAACAACTTTAAAATCATAAATTCCACGACGACCTTTAACATCACGTAGATATGGCTCAACCAAATTAACAAATGCTGCGCGAGTAAATTCATCATTAAACTCAAACAATGAACTACGTGCTGCCTTAGCTATTGATTTTTCAAGAACAATGAATAAACGACGAACGTTGATTCTGTCAAATGCTGATGGACGATTAACAAGTGTCTTATCGCCATAAAGAATTGTACCTTCACCTGGGAATGTAACAACAGGATTTACACCAGCTTTGTAAAGAATATCGCGTTCAGCTTTTGTTGGATTCCAAGATAACTTAACAACATTCTTGATAACACCGCGACTTAGACCAGCAGGTGAGAACCATGGGTCACGATTTGAATCTGTGCGAACACATAGACCCGCAATATCACCATTCAATGGTACCCAACGGTATACGTCATTGTATTTGTCAAACTGATATTTCCAACCACAATCCATTACAGCATATGATGATTTAGTAATTGTTTCTGCATATGCAACAATGTCTGTTGACTCAGAACCAGCATTGTCCACAACATCATCAAAATCAGGTGAAATAAATGCAACTGCATCTTTTCTTGATTCGCAAATTGTGATTAACTTTTCTGGAATTGTATCTGTTGTTGTTGGACCAGCCATTAACAATGAAACATCAACTGAATCTGCATTGTTGAATAAGTCTAATGACGATACAACGTTAGCTGTAAGAGGTGCTGAATCTACACCACCAGTTAGTGTCAGTGCAACATTAGCTGCTAATAGACTATATGATGCGGTTGATGTTGTTGCATTGCCCCATGTTGAGGTATTTGCAGGATGTCCACCCCACCATATATATTTTGATTTCTTGTTCAATACATCTTTATAGTAATTGCTTGAACCATCTGAATTCTTAGCATCGCTTGCCTTTGAAACATATCCAAACTTTTCGAGAATATTACCAACAGTTCCTGAAAAGTTACCAGAACCATCTACAACAACAATATGTAATTCATCATTAGCTGAACTTTTATCTGTTGCATAATCAGATGTTAATGGAGTTGAATCAAAATCACTCTCATACGCCCATCCAGTATAAGTGTTGCTATCACACATATAAACTTTTACATTATTACCAAGTGTTCCTGGATACTTAGCGTATATTGAGTTTGATGTGTTTGATGAATAATTTGTTGTATAATCTGTCTCATTTTTAATGAGAATAGATGCTGCTGAATTTGAAGAGGCAGTTTTTTCACTTGCACCAACGGAACGTATGATTCTTAAATCTGAACCATATGCTAAAAAGTTAGCTGCTGTAAAGAAATGTTTGTAATTTGAATCTGTTGGTTTGCCAAATTTTTCTGCTAATTGGTTTTCAGTGTTGATTATTGTTATTTCGTTCACTGGACCCCATGAAAAATCTCCAGCAATACCACCAACCGTAGTTGCAACAGTAGGAACTCCTGTTGTCAAATCTACTTCGGAGACATTTACTCCTGGTGACAATTGATAAGCCATATTGTGTTCTCCTTTATATAGAACTTATTCTAAAATCATTTTTATTGTATATTTATACTTTTTAGAATGTCGAGGTATTGTAACCTCTATCCTTAACTAACGACCATAAATCTTCACCATCATTTATCTTTTCTTCCTTAACTCCATCATCAAAAATACCCACAGGCGTTAAATCTTCATCAATACTTATATTCAAATCTTCTGTTAATTTTTTACGAACGTCTAAATCCGTCGCTTCCTTAAAGAATTTTTGAGCAGTTAACCAAGAAAATAGTACCAAAGTCATTACAATATCATCATTATTACCTTCTTCTGCCATATATGTATCTCTCACGCGAACGAAGGTATTTAATTCAGAAATAGTGTCGAAATCTTCAATCAATAACTTATCATTCTCAACAAGTGCTTTAAGGTTAGCACACCCCATTTTCTTTACAGGCGTTGTTGTTTTTATACCAAAAGTAACAGATTTCTTAAAACCTGATGAAATGTGTTGACCTTTTGAGACACTTCTCTGTATCTGAAATATGAACTCATATTCCAAATCATAATGCAGAATATCTACGACTTGTTGACCCACATTATTAGTTTCAATTAACACATATGCATCGTTATATTTTTTAGCAATATTATATACTATTGTAGGAAAAACAAGTGGCGGCATCTGATTACTGCGATATTTTGCTACCTGTCTATAAGGTAGTTCAGTTATGTCTATAACAGACAATGCTGAATAATCTTGCCCAACACCTTCTGCACAATCTACAACAGCAACATATGACCTACCTTTTTCTGCATGACTGTGGATGTCTAAACCATCCTGTGATGATATTGGATTCTTAAATACCAATGAACGTAATTTTGAACCAGGTATCAATGTTGCAGATGAACCCAGGAACTCAGTTTCAAATTCTTGTCGGAATTGTTCTTCGCTTGTATTTCTAATTGTTTCTTCACGCCATTTTTCATCACGACCTGGTACCATTGACCAATGAACTTCAATAGGTTTATATAATGACCTACACTCTGTTGCATCTATCCACATTTTATAAAAATGATTTAATCCCTTTGGCGTAGATACTATAATAACTTTTGTTGATTGTCCTGAAGAAATAACTGGATATGTTGATGTGAAAAAATCATTTGCCATATTTTGTGGAACGAAAGCAAACTCGTCAAGGAAAATAAGATTATATGTTCCACCACGAACACCTGAGTTTGATGTTGCAAATGCAGAAATGATTGAACCATTCTCAAGTTCAATTCGTCTTTTATTCCAGAGTTTTATACCTTGCTGTAACCATAGAGGTAAATACTCATATGAGTATTGGATTCTACTTAGAATTTCTTGTGCTAAATCACCCTTGTTCGCAAGAATTGCAATTTTAAAATTGTCTTGGAATAAAATACACCATAGCATATAACCAGCAGTAGTTGTTGTTTTACCCACCTGTCTAGGCATTTTACAAATTGAGAATCTATTTTCATGGAATGTTCGAACCATTTGTTCTTGAAAATTCCACATATCAAAGTTGATAAGACCTCTATCCACGTTGACGATTTTAACATATGTCTTTATGAAATATACCGGGTCCTCAATGCACTTATTCAATTCAATAAGTTGTTGCTGCGTATATTCTAATTTAACACCAATCCGTTTTAAATTAGAATTACCTAAATAACCATTATCGTCCATTATTTCATTATACTTTTTAACATCCAAGCATGTTTGTTGTGTATATCAATTCTACCTGCAAGAAAATCTGCAAGACCTTGTTTGTCAAACTGTGATGCTAATTTGAATGCAATATCAAGCGTCTGAATAACTTTTTGGTTATCTTCATATAACCGTGAACACATCATAACAGGAGATGGTATTGTTACTTCATCTTCTATGTCAGTAAGTTCAGAAAAACGTGAAAAAGAACCAGGTGCATATGAATCTAAAGCGCGAATTTCTTCTGCTGTATCGTCAATAGAACCATAAACTTCACCATATATTTTTGCAAAAAAATCATGATATTGAGAGAATAGTGGTCCTTCAACGTTCCAATGATAATTGTGTGCTTTTAAATACAATGCAAAACTATCAGCTAAAAGTTTTTTCATTATTTCTTGTAGAGTTTCCATTACTTATTGCTCCTAATTAATTTTACTAAGTCTGTAGTTGAACCAACAAAAACCGCTTTATCTATGATGGTGTTATTTTCACCATGATGGTTTGTTTTTTTCTCTAATTCCATTTTGGTTTTTTGAATGCCAATTAAATCTTTATTTAAATCCGCAAGTGTTTTCAAAAAATTAGCTGCAACCTCATATGCTCTTGGATGTTCTGTCTCTTTTGCGACATTCAACAAATCGCCTATTGCTGTGTTACCTCTTTTCAATAATTCTTTAATGTTCAACCGTGCAGTATCGAAATCGTCACCATGGATAACGATTTCGGTATTAGCTTGCACTATTTCCTGTGTTTCATTTTCTATGACAATTGGTTGTGTAGGTTGAAAATCAAAGATATCATCCATCTTTTCATCAGTTTTCATGTTAATGTTTCTGGCCAATATGAGAATGATTCAGAGAAACCATAATTATCGTCAGCATCAGAATTAATTGGATTAGGAGTTGTGACAATTGATACTGCTTTCACTGGTGCTAAATCAATTGTATTGACTTCATAGTGTGCATTTGAATAGTCTCCAACAATCATATCGCCCTCAACGAGAAGCTCATTTAATTCCTCGACAATTAAGGTGCCTATAGCGTTATTACTGAAATATGTAACTTTACCAGTTACGCCTCTTGTGGGAACCCTAATTGTTTCTGCTGTTGTAAATACACCATTACCGTTAGCATAATCAACATATACTTTTTGTGCATCTTTTTTCTGTATGTCAATGTAAATGTTTGTATTTGCTTGACGAATGTAATTGTTTGATGCTGATATTTGTGGGAAGATAAACGCTTTTACTGTAAATTGTAAATCCCATATTAACATTCTGGTACTTAACATGTCACCTTCATAATCTATCTGTGAACTGACATTATTCAGGATTACAGGAATGTCGTATTTCTGTGTCATAGTCGAATTCAATTTAACAGACACAGTAAAATCTGGTTTAAAGAATGGTAATATTTGCTCAAGAATTTGCATACCATCTTCTATGTTTCTTGCATACAATGATAATGAGAAATCGAAATTATATGGAACAGGTGAGTAGTGACTGTTTATTGTTCCTGCGGTTGTTCCTGGTGAGAACGTTTTCTGTAGGCTGTTAAATTTACGAGTTGAATCATAACTGATACCCTGTAAATCGAAACTCAATCTAGGCAATGCTGTTGCAATAGACTTTGTTAGTGTTGGGTCACTAGTTAGCCTTGTTATAAATTTCTCTTTTGGTCCATATGAAAGCGGTACTCTCAACTTTTCATACTCAATTGTACCAGCTTTGTTATACCGAATAATACTTAAATCGTTAAAAATTGTTCCAAATGCAACAACAAGTTTTCGTATTGTTCGATTATAGAAATGTGAATTGCCTAACATTATGCCTCACCGAATGGGTTATTTTCTGAGAAATCCAGTATTGAATCTGACTCAGTTTCAATGTTTATATTGTCCGCTTGGTCTTCAAATAGTGTGTCGTTTACCTGTGTGTCTGTGTTTTCGGTCACTAAAGTATAGATAGAACCGCTTGTATTACCAACAACATTAGCACTTGCAGCAAATGTTCCTCTTGACTGTATTATTGTCAACTTACGATTTGTTGGTGACCATGAATACACTACAGCTTGGGCATTCGCTGTTACATAATTGTTTCCTTGATACACAGTTTCTTGTTTTAAATATGTGCCAGTGCCAACATTTGATAGTGTCAATTCAGTCTTTTTATACAAATCGAAAATCTGGTCATCAATCTCTTTAATATTGGTTTTTATAATTTCCTCAGAGAAAACAAACTGCTTAAGTTTCAATGCATACAAATAAACATTACCGCCGCGCCCTCTACCAAGGGAATAGAATAATGCTTGGTCATTTTCATGCTCAACGAATGTTATCTCAAAAAAGTTTTTCACTAAGGGAACATAAATTATATCGCCCTCTCTTGGACGAAGTGGTGAAACTGTTGCGGTAAATCTTCGTCTTGAAACTAAAAGAGTAACTTCATCCCTAATTTCTAAACCAAATTTTGAAATGAAGTCGCCTTCACCATCCATTCCCGTAACATTTTCCAAATACATTTCTATAGGAAATGCACTTCTAAATTGTTTTAGTGTATCTTCACCATATAAAAAGTCTACGCTATCACGCGAAGTTCTTGGTAAATAATATACATCCATTCCATATATTTGCAAGGATTCAATAACTAAATCTTCAATGAGCAATTGCTCACTTGTTATTTGTCCCTGTGGAAAATTATTAAAATAAAAATTTGTAGACATTATCCGATAATCATATCGTTAGGAAGAACGTTATACTGTTGCATATCTTCTTCTATTTTAGTAATTTCTTCTCTTGCTTCGGAAGCAATTCTTACACCATCTAGTGTAACACCACCAGGCATTTGTATGCCTGAAAACTTAGATAGATTATTACCCCATTGCAATTTGATTAATGCTGTTGCATATTTTTTAAGAAACCTGTCGTTCCATACATCAGATAGTCCTGTTGTATATGCAGTAACGACATTTGATGAATTGGCAAATGCGCTATCAACAGATAGTGATATATCAGAAGTAATTGAAACTACTATTTTTGATTCACTACCAAAAGTAACTTCTTCACCTATAATAATATCACGCGAGAACACCGTATCTGTTCCGCTAACAACAACACCTGTTGAGGATACATTAGCTGTTCCTGCAATAGTAAATGTGTCAGGATTCATTTTTCTGTAGCACTCAATAACAACAAATTCTCCTAACATAACGTCACGTGTCCAATCAATATCAAGGAACAATTTATTTTGGTGTCTGTTGAACCTGAACTGTGGTGTTCCTGAAAACAACATGTTTAATGTAGTAATATGCTGCATCGTTATCTCATATGACACATAAGAAACAGATGTAAAATCATATAAATCATGTAATCTCAATTGATACCGTAAGTCAAACATATTTACAGATGATGATGAAGCATCAAATGGCAAAACACCTGTAACAAACAAAACAGCTTCAGGACAATAAATCCAACGCCTATCAATGTCTTGTTGCGTTATTTTATGTTTCATGAATATCTTTTGACAACCATCGAAATGATAATCATGGAAAAACTGAATTGCATCGTCAATCCTATCATCAACCTGGTCATCATCGACGTTTATATCAATAACAGGAAAACCTAGTTGACGTAAGCAATAATCTTTAAATTGTTGACGGGTTTGAGGAGTAGCCATTTATATACCTATGTGTTGTTTTATATTTATGATTTTCTGAAACACAGTATATTATTTATGAACCATCCCATATGATATCCACTTAAACAGAAATCAATACAATCTTTCTGCATAATATCGTCATGTTTTAGTCCCAAAGCCTCAAATTTTTGTTTCCAATACTCTTTTGGTCTATTATTGATGTGTCCAACGCCACCCTGTCCAGGTTGTGCCGCAGTAAACATCAAAACTCCATATTCGTCCATTGACATGTATATTTGCTTCACAATCTCGTCATTATGTCTTGGGTCAATATGCTCTGCGACTTCAAAGCAAACTACTAGAGGTGCTTTATACTTTCCATTCAATTCAAGCATATTTTCTTGAATTAAATAGTTTTTTGAATCAACACGTTCATCAATATCAATACCACGACAAAGGATACCGTTATCGTTTAATGCATATGTGTGTATTCCAGGTCCACATCCTAAATCTAATGCACTATCAGGATTTACATACGGTTTAATCCACTTTGCGAGCCTGTCAGCAAAAGGTTTTTCTTCACTATAGACTTTCTCATAATCTATCTTTTCTGGTAAACCAGGATAGTATTTTTTATTGAACTGTAAGTCTGAGCGATTCTCATTTATATGATACCAACCCTCATTTGTGTGAACATCAAGAATCGAATCAAAAAATTCTTCATACATTGATGCAACGCGCTCAAGTGAAAAATTAGCAAGTGCCCAATCTCGACATTTATATGGGTCAATCTTTTCTATATTTTTAGCTGCCCAAACAAACTGGTCAAATGTTCTACATCTATATCCAGTGATTCCATGCAGATTGTTTTCTGTGAACGCACCCCAATCTGTTGTGATTGTTGGTGTTCCTGAAAACAAACATTCAATCTGAACACCACCAAAAGGTTCATTATAGAAACTTGCAACAAAAGCACCCTTTGCTTTTGACATTAATTTTTTACGCTTTTCAACATCTGCATATCCTACAAACTCAACATGTTTAGGTGTCTCTTTATACCCACATTCTTGAAGATTGCTTTGACCAGCAACAATCAATTTAGCACCAATTTTCTCAGTTGCTTGAATCGCTAGATGAATACCTTTACCCTCATATACACGACCCAAGAACAAGAAATAATCTTCCTTTTCTGCTGAGAATTCAAAATCATCTGGGTCAAAATAGTTTGGTATTACTGTATCATACCAACTCTGCTTACAAGTTCCAACTGATTCTAAACCATAATATGCGTGATATATTGCATATGATTCAAATATTTTATATTTTGCCCAATGACCACCAGCATATCCAATGCCAGGTTCTACACAGATTAAATCTGGATGTGCATCACAAACTGGTTTATGACCAGACCCCCAGAATGGTAAAATGAAATCATTCTTTTGTTTTCTCTTAGCGACCTCATCAATTGCATTTTTATAAAACGTTTGGTATGCATGGTCGCCAGTATTGAATGTGAAAAAACTTTTGCGCCAATCATAATTACCATATGCTATTTCTAAGTCTTTATTTGTCAACACTGTAACATGTTCACTACATTGTAAATCGGAATCTTGGTGTCCATAATGAATTACATGATGACCTCTATCTGTCATCATTTTTGAAAACTTAACTACTTTTTGTGTATAAGCACATGCAACATATTCTTTTGATGATACGGTATGTGGAAGCCCCAAAATATGAAAACGCATAATTAATTACCCTTATTCAAAATTAATGTAGTTTCTAAATCATACTCAAATTGAATCATATCACTCTCTTAAAAAAGATATTATATTCATTATTAGTTCTATCATTACTCACTACATTTGTTATATAGAAATTATTTTTTTCCAAAAATTCGATTGATTCTGATAGTGTATGTCCTTCTTTGTATAATTTTTTATTTTGGTCGTCACTTGAACATTCGATAATACCATTTCGTATTAATGGCAAATATTCGCCCATACCCATTAATGTTTTCAAATCGCTACCTTGTGTATCACAATGAAAATAATCTATTCTATCAATATCTGGTTGATGTGTTTTGAACCATGTGTCAAACCTCAAGACTTGAACATTGATTGTTTTGGTAAATTTAAATTCTTGTCTTCCTGGCCATGTCTCACTTAAATTCTCTTTAAATGTATTTAACGAACTGCAACCCCAATCTGATAATTCTTGGACATTAAAACTCGATTTTCCATCAAAATCACATAGTGCAATTTCGTGGACGTGATATCTGGAAGTGAATTTTTTACTGTTGGTTCTTAAATAATTTGCCATACTAGGCACAGGTTCAAATGCCCAAATTTCAGAACCAACATCAAGTTCTGCTCTCTTTAGGCTATCTGTTCCCCAGTTTGCACCAACGTCGAACATTATAAAATTAGACATAATTAGTAATTAAAAATTGGATATTTTTTATCTTTAAAGTGTTTCACCCAAACCTCATCATTTATTAAAGATTCCAGTGGAACATCATTTCTATTTATTGTGTAAAAAGAATTAACATCACTTGGTTCTGGAAATTGAGAAATAAAGTGCATTTCAGATTCGGGAATATATTGAATCAGTTTAAGCCATAATGCATGAGAATCTGTATGACCTTTTCTTGGCCAGCGATAACATGATTTAATAGAATTTTCGATAATTGGAGTTAGCGTATGTGGCCACATATAAATCATGTCATTAGTAAATCTAAAAGTATTCCACCATTGAGGACCTCGACCTTCTGGAAAAAGAAAATTGAATTTAGTATAATCAATATTTTCATTGGCCAGTTTTCTACTGAATAAAATGTCAGACCTCACTGAAACAATAAAATCAACATCATCTTTTAAATTTTCAAAGATAGTGCGTTTGCAGGTATATGGGTCAGAATTTTGTCTTGTATTAAAAGTTATTCTGTCAGGATTTACTGATAGGTAAAATTCTTTTCTTATAATTTCATCTTCTATAGGATAACACGAAATGTATATTTTAACTTCATGCCCCTGTTCTTTGAATGGGTCAATTAACATCTTTTTGATGTTTGACCAACTATCACGAAAATCTTTTATATAATCTATACCTGATTTTTGTGTAACGCCATAAATTTCACCATATAAACAAACAGCAATCTTCATTGTATAGTCCTCAAATAATTTTTTATGTCACCACTAGGCATTTTATAACATTGAAACAGTTCAGGATATTTGTGAGATAATATTGTATATATTGATTCTTCAGCTCCAATATTTCCTTTATCAAGAGAACTTTTTAATTCTTCATCATAAACTTTTGTCATGTTTTGAATAACCTCTTTTTTACCACCAAACAGAGTTGCGCGACAGATATACTCTGGTTTTTTTCCACACAATTTTGTCATTGCATGAATGTTATATCCATGAACTTCAGTATCAGTATGATGATTAAATGTTGTTATAAAAAATTGGTCTTTAGGTATTTTTGTAAAATAATAGTTATCAATTTCTCCTTCAACATTGTAACTATTAAATATTCCAGCATCAATCCAATAATGGTGACTACTATTGAAATATTTCAGAGAGTCATCAAGTAAATATTGTTTCATTAATGTCAATGGAATATAGAAAGGTAATCTTATAGGACTATTTTCCATCCATTGATGCTGATTATACCATTCAGGTTCAAATATGATACTTTGAACTTTATCAAAAAAGAATCTTTTTGCTATATCATGCAATGTTAATTCTTTTAATATCATCGGTCTATCACCACGTATTTCACGAAGTTTGTCGAAATTTTTAGGTTCGGTATATAAAACAATAGGATGTCGGCTCTGTAAAAGTTTTTCTAATCCTTTGATGTAATGGTTATCAAAATTTCTATCTTGTCTTTCTATATCAATTGCAGCAGTAACAATTGTTATATCATGAGGATGGCGCCAATGTTTGTCCCATTGCAAATAATCAAATTTAGGATATGTTCTATCCTTTAATAGTTCTTGTGGATAATAGTGGTCGGGTGTTGTTCCATCGTTAGGACGTTTACCTTCCATACGACTACAATTATCACCTAGATGTTCAACATATTTGTCTTTTAGAAATACTGCTTTGAATCCAAGACCCAAAAATTTCCTATCAATGTTCCATTCATTATGCCATTTTTCTATCTC